TTAATCTCTTGTTAGTTTCAATATTCTTTCTATTTGCTTCTCGATAACGGGTTTACGATTAGGCCAATATATGTATTCTTTATCTCCAGTAGAATGGAGTTTTGTAAGGAATGGTATCACAATCTTTTCTACTTCGGCAAGCCGTGCCTTGTAATCCTCAGCAGTTTTTGTGGTATTATTGATGACAGCATTGTATTCTTCTTCCGAAACAGCAGAGAAACCAAAATCATTGTCATCTTGGTATTGCTTGGAGAGTTTATCAAAGTCAATTAGTGCCATATATTATTCACATTCTTTTTTCAATAGAGCTTTAAATTCATCATTAATTGTTGCTTGAAATTGTGGTTGTGGATTGAATGATCCTTTGTATCTTAATTCCAAATCCAATATATTAAGATTTCCTCGTTTTAATTTAAAATATATTTTAGCTGCATCAGATTTATCTTGCTGACTTGTATTTAAAATAATTTCATATTTATCATTCTGGTAAGCCTCTTCTATTCTGGTTAAACCACAAAGTGTCGTTTCTAATTTTGTAACATTGGCTGGAAAAATATTTACATCTCCTTTTGTACCAATATTACCTATTCCTGTAACCAGATAAAATCTAAATTTATAACCTTTTTTTTCAATTTCTTTTGCGGTCAATTCTTTATAAAGTTTTGTTTTTAAAATTATATTAAGTAAAATATCGGAAAAAATGTCCGTATAATTATTCATTACTTCTAAAAACGCTTTCCATATTTCGCTATTATTATTTGATAATTCTTTGTTAACAAAGAATCTCATAGACTTTGAGTCTGTGGTTTTATCATTTAAATACCCGTTCACACTATTCACATATCCTTTGGTGTCAATGTAACTATATTTACCAAATAGATTTTTATCTCTATTCGTAGCGTAAAATAGTTCTTCTTTTCCTTCTTTGGTTTTTTTCCATCGATCCCATTCCGATTTGGAGGATATTTTTTGAGTTTTATTTTTGTTTATATCTTTCCATCTAATTATTTTTTCTTCATCTACAGCTCGAATTACTAAATTAGAAAAATAATCTATCCTAGTTTGAACAACTTTTTCTTTCATTTCTTTTATTTTTTTACGTTCTTCAGGAGATAAACCAGTTTCGTCTAGTGCTGTATCAAAAGCTTTATTAATTAAAGTTGGATCAGGTGCTTTTGGTTTATTTTTCTTTTTTAAAGATATTCCATAAAACGTTTTTTTATCTGAGGTAACCATAATATCTGAAGAATTATAATCTTTAAAACCATAAGCTTGAACTTTAAAAGGTTGTACATCTTCTGGCCAAACATCACCGGTCATATAAGCGGTTAAATTTTCCGAACCAATTTCTTCTTTTATTCCCATTGCAGCGGATATACCAATGGCCATATCCACTATTACTTTGTTTTTTTCTTTTTCTTCAAGAGATTGAATATCTATTTCTTTAGAAAATCCTTCTTTTATTTGACTACTTCCAAATTGTAAGTTGCCATTTTTTCCAGAAATTATTGGAATTTTTTTTTGAATATCTTCTACGAGTGAAATTAATCCTTTCTTATCTTTCGCATACTCTTTCAATTCTTTATTAGAATACATTAGCGCTGCAGCAGTTGTTAATTCGGATCTTTCGTATGAAGCCATTTGTCACCTAATAATTTGAATTTCTTTACCTGAAGTCCAGATTTCTAATTCTGTCCTCAATCTTCCCTCAGATTTGAGAGTTTCGTATCTATTTATAGCCTTGCTCCGCCACCACTCAATGATGTTCTTTAACTCGTGCTTCTCATAATTGGGACCAGGAACTAAAGTATCAGTTTTACAGTTCATATAATCTACTGAGTTATTATACCCAAAATCGGATGTATAATATCTTTTCTTTTCTGTCAACCTTTTGGCGTTCTCAATCGTTAAAAGGAATGCCTCCCCTTCAGAACTCCCCTTTAAAGCTGCTTTAGTCAAAGCTATAATCTTGGTAAATGTCCTTAGCTTTCTACTAGTGGTCGATGTATCACCTGCCAATAAATCTCCAGTAATATTCTCCACAAAGTTCTTCAAGTCGTGATATCGTTCACCGTGCATCATTGGTACAATATCCGATTCAGTCAAACCACGGAAACGAATATAAGGTTTCATCCCATCATATTGAGATACGGACTTAGTGGATCCATACAAACTGGTAGTTTCAAATAGGCAAACATTCATACCATATTTCTTATTACAGATTTCTCTTACAGTATGACTGGTACAAATGGCAGACAGAAGTTTACCACCTAGATAATTAAATCCAAATGGTTGTGCTGGTACAATTACAAATCCCATAACACAGGCAGTATTGAATCGTTTAGCAGTATCTTCTTGTTGAATCCAAACCTGCCCCAAGAGTTCATTTCGAGGTTTCATATAGATGACTGGTGAACCTAACCGAATGAATCCTAGAATCTTTCCTGAGTTCTGTTCTTTGACTGCCAACTGAACATTCTTACCAACTGGTGCTTTGTTAATATGGGAACTGGTAATGGCAAGTAATGTTTCCCATTGTGAATTATCAATTTCACAGACCTCAATATCCATATCTTTAGGGTGCATAGAAAAATCAGAAAATAAATCATCTTCAGGTGGAAATAATGATGATGGTATATTCTCAAGGTTTTTTAACTTCTCATCACGCATGTATTCTTCGGTACTTCCCATGTTACTAAAATAATCATGGAATACTTTTGCCACATGCAATGCTTGTTCTCTATTTAATTCCATTTTATTTTTTCACAATTTCAATAATAATATTATCGTTAGCACGACCTTCAGCTCTTAAATCGATTACTCGCATATCAGGATGTAAATCTTTAAATATACCTTCATCAAGTTCCGGACCACGAATATCTTCAATAACGTATATACCACCCACGTTTAATTTAGGAAATAATAGATTAAAAGTTTCAATTTGATGTTCTGGTATATGAGAACCATCGTCAACAACAATATCTAGATTATCAATGTTATTAAATGATTCCGGTTTTGTTGCATCAGCTTGAATGAATTCACAACCCTCACAATTTGGATTACCTCCAATGTCCATACCAATTATTTTTGCATTTTCAAAATACTTTCGCCACATTCTAATTGAATGTCCTCCCGCCACACCAATTTCTAAAACTCCGTTAGTGGTATTTCGATAGGCTTCAAAAACCTTAATGTAATATTCTTGTATGTAATTGTGACCTGTTCCTTTATCACCCTGGCCTACGCCGGCACCGGCAGATTCTTGTTCATAAATTTCTAAAAGAGTTTTCATTATTGTTTTCTTTTTAAACTTTAAATCCGGCAAAAGATTTTTTGGATTTGTTTTCTCGGTCACCAAATGTGTTTAATGGTTTGTCATGGCCAGCATCTGCAATTCCGTTTTGTGCTGATTGTTCAATATCATATAACTTCATTTTAGAACGGTCAACACCGACAGTAAATCTTTTGTGAAATGTTGGATCATTATATCTGTTCTTTAATTGTTTGACCATAATCTGACCAAGTTCTTCTAGTTCTTCAGAAGAAATCAAAGCAAACATCAAGTCGGCGGTAGCAGGCAACCCGAAGCTTTCACTTGTGTCCTCCAAGCCTGGATCGCTGCTTGTGAATCCGCTTCTGGTAGTTTGAGTTGCAGATACAATAGGAACATTATGTTCAACCGCAAGACCTCTAAGTTCTTCAGCGATTGATTTGACGTAGGTGTAAGAGTTAATATTCGCACCAGCTTTAATACGAGAAGAACAACAGATATTAAGATAATCCACAAAAATAATGTCAGGTACAAAAGACCTTTTGAGATTAAGTTCATTTAATAAAGTCCTAAAATGAGTGACAGACGCTGAAGCGGTTGGGTACTCTTTAATAATAAGTTTACCAGTACACTTTTCACGAACACGATTAACCTTTTTATCATACATATCCTTTGGTAAGTCCATCAAATCATCTAATGATACATTGAGAAGATTTGCATCAATTCTTTCAGCAATTTTTTCTTCTGCCATTTCAAGTGTAATATATAATACGTTTTTACCTTGAACCATTGCTCCTGCAGCCACATGACACATAAACAAAGATTTACCAACACCAGTCCCAGCAAGAGCAATATTGAGAGTTTTAGCTGGCAGACCGCCTTTTGTAATCTTGTTGAAGTATTCAAGGTCGAAAGGTATTCGTTCCTCTTTTCTATGATAGAATTCAAATCGATCATCGGAGTCCTGTAAGTAATCGTGTCCTACGGAGTTATCGAAAGAGATGGCCAAAGCGTCCGATAATATCTTGGGAATTTGACCTTTGTCATGGCTTTTGTCCTTACCATCGAGAATTGAAATAGACCCCAATACAGCATTGTATATTGCTTTCTCTTGGCAAAACTTTTCTGTTTTATCAACAAGCCATTGAATCTCGGCTTCTGTTTTGCTATTTGCCTCAATTTCTTGTAGATACGATTCACATCTCGTAACTTCATCATCCGTAAGATTACGCCGCTCTTTGATGGCAATACTAATTGCTTCAATCGATGGCGAGTTATTGTAAGTTTCCGTGAATGATGTAATCTCATGATATAATACTTTCTCAACATTATCCGAAAAATAATCAGATTTTAAGAATGGTAATACTTTCCGTAAATAATCTTCATTATAAATCAGGGTTTTTAATATCGTCTGTTCCAGTTTCATCAATAATTTCCGTTTCAATTTCACCACTCATAAGTTCTACTAATAAATCACCGATGTAATTTTTAAAACTTTCATCTTTCTCTAATTTTTTCGGTTTATCTACTGTAGATTCTATCACATCATATGCAAAAAGTAAATAGATTTGTTCACCTTCTTCTTTAAACTTTACCTTACCATATTTAAATGTAGTATCTTTATATGGTCCTTGTAAAAATTTAATATGAACATGAGTATTATCATCTTTTGGATAGATGAAACAATAATCAACACCTTCAATCATCTTCTACTCCGTTTGTAGTTTCCACTTCAAAGGCATCATCAATATCTCCTTGCATAATATTGCCGTTAGAAATGCTATATGTTTTTTCAATATAATCTCTGAAAGATTTTTGTTTTAGAATTGGTAACCAGAATTCTTTAGAATCGGTATCTTTGATGCGATATTTTTTATCTTCAACTTCACCGGTTTCTAAGTCCACTTTGGCATACCACCCGTTAGTGGGTTTAACCACATGGCCAGAATCCAAGGCAATATCAAGTAGACCAGACCACTTACTAATACCACCGTCAAAAGATACGGTAACAGGAATCTTAGACTTTTCACGAACATATCTAGACTTTTCAACATTAATGATAAAATTATATCCAACAATTTCTGTGCCTTCTTTCTCTTGTTGACGACCTAATACGAAAATGTTATCAGCGGAATAATATGAACCGGTTCCACCACCAACAATTGCTTTAGGGAACATTCCAATTTCCATATAGGTGTGATTTACCACAATCATTGGAATATCTTTGATTGAAAGATGTGGTGTAACCATTCTGAATAATGATTTAACTGATTTGGCTCTGGTCATATCAGCAACAGTTTTGCCATCGAGTGCATCATTGACTTCTTTGATTGATGCCAAATTGCCAATTGAATCAACAACAATAATTAATCGGTCGCCCCTATCAACATTCGAAAGTTGTTGCATAATGTCGGATTTGAGTTGTTCGATATCAGTAAGAGGAGTATGAAGCACACGATTGGTGTCAATTCCAAAAGAATCGAAATAAGATTGTGGAGTGCCAAACTCAGAATCATAAAATAATAACGCAGCATCGGGATATTTGTCCAAGTAAGATTTTGCCATCAGTAACGAGAAGGCAGTTTTAAAATGTTTGGAAGGTCCTGCCCACATTGTTAGGCCAGGAGTTAAACCACCGTCTAATTTACCAGACAATGCCACATTAATAATGGGAATTGCGGTAGGGATCATATCTTTATTTGTAAAGAATTTTGATTTGGATAGAATAGCAGAATCTTTAATACTACTATTCTTTTTAATTTTTTCAAGAATGCTCATTTATTTTCCTTTTCACGAAATGCAAATTCATCGTTATAATCATACTTAGGTTCTAATTTTTTAACTGGAACCATATGTTCTTCATGTCTGCCGCCACCAAGATCAATTGTTACCTTTTCAAACTGTTGGTCATTATTTTCTTCAATTGAGGTAATGTTTTCTTTTTCAACTTCAACCATATCATCAGGCACAGGTTCTTTTTTAAAAAGTTCATTCCATGTTTTTTTAACAGGCTCTGTTTCTTCTGGTTTCTTCATAGACATATTTGCTGCTATCAATAATAACACAGCTAACGGGTCAAATACAACCATTATAATCATAATTACCAAACGAACAGCCTTTGCCACGCCATCATCGGCTTGGCCATATATCAACTCTGCCACATATTTGATTGGACCAATATCGGCAACTAATTTATTTTCTTCACGGAGTAATGGTAACCTTTTCTTATTAATATCCGTAAGTTCTTTTTGTGTAGATTGAATTTGTGTATCTAAACGATTACTTGCCGTTGATGGATCTTTGGCACGAGCCAACAAATAATTCAATCTATCTTCAGCAATCTTTTGTTGTTGATTTAATGTTTTTAATTCTACTGTGTTTGCACCAGAATCCAATGTTGAATCAATATGTGCTTTGGCCAAGAATCCAAAAATGCCCATTGAAGTAATGAGCATCAAAATTAATACGGCAAAAGTTAAATATGTTTTTAATAAAACTGGTGCTGTTTTCCAATTTTGATATAACCAAGATGCTGTTACCAATTTACCAATTTCTAGTAATGTTCCCATCATAACAACTGGCCAAAAAGCACCAACAAAAATGGCACCTAAACCAATTACGGAATAATATGCAGCCATAGCTGATATGGCTAATGCAGTTAAAAATGTAATGTATATCATGAAAAGAAATCCTCTATTGAACTACTCTTTTCTGTTTTCCATCCCATACAATCAAGAATCACTTTGATTGGTTCTAAAAATGTTTTTTCAAACTGTGTATCGTAGTCAATAAACTCTTGTAAACCGAATTCAACAGGTAATCTACCTGGAAATGAAACAACACTATCTTTAAATGTATTTGGCATTTTTAGATAAGTAAACTTAACTTTCTCACCTTCTTGAATGAGTGGGTACTTTTTGGTGAGATCCATTTGTTTTAATTTGTTATTATACAGAATCGCACCTTTCACATGGATTGGTGTTCCTTTAGTATACAAAGTCACCGCATGTGAATAGGTATTTAGCCCATTCAGACCACGAGGAAAAGATATTTCTTCTACAGGTAAGTGTTTAAATTCTTCTCTGAATTGTGCAATGAATGATTGAACATCATCTTCTGTACCAGATACCAGAATCTTAATGAGCGCCTTCATCTTATCACGAACAACGGATGGTGTCGATGACTTAATCATCTCCAAACCCATCACCTTGAGTTGTGGTTCGTTATACTGTACACCTTCATTGTTATATACATTTAAAATGTAACGCTTCTTGGCAGTCCAAATACCTTTATCGGACAATCCCTCACGTTTCATTTCCATCTTTTGAGAATATGCACACACATACTCTGCCAACTCCTGATAACTCTTGTCAATATAAGGTTGAATCTTATCCTCACAAATACGGTCCATGATGGAGATAACTTTAGGAGTTTCAATCTTTGATTTAACAATGCTATTAACCAATGGACCAAGGTTGAGATAAATCGAATCAGTATCGGACGCAATAACATAATCTTTCTCACTTTTTAATAGATTGTTCATCCAATCGTTAAGTTTATTTTCAATCCACTTGATGGAAAGTTGGCCAGCAGTAGTAACACCAAGTGCCATACGCAAATCATAAAAACGGAAGTACTGAGAACCCAAAGCACCATAAGCACTATTAAGGGACACTTTTTTAGCCAATTGAATATTGTTGTACTTAGCAATTCGCTTTTCAATTTCATATTTTTTAGATTCGTCAGTTTCATTTTCATATTCCTGTTTTGCCTGCAACATTAACTTCTTAAACTTCTTTCTATCAGTATACATTTCTTCCATCATTTTAGGCAAGAAACCTTGAATATCGGTACGGAAGAATTGTCCATTAGGAGTTAGAGTTGCACCTTGAAGTTTAGAAGTGTCAACATTCTTGTATAACATCTTATCAACAGAAACACCTTGAGATAAAATCTCACGCATCTCATCAGTATAGTTTTCTGGCTCAATCAATGTTTCAGGACTAATATTGTATTGCATCATCAAATGCGGATACAAACTGTTCAAGTCGAAACTAGCAACCCAATCATGCTTACCTACTTGCGGCACTTTAACATAAGCGCCTTCAAACATTCCATCTTTTTCTTTTACTTCACGAGGTGGAACAATAATATTCTTTTCAAACAAATAAGAATATGTCAAAGAATCCCACATACGAGTTTGTGCAAACACATCTTCAAAATTACACTTAGTGTCATACGCAAGAGTGATTGCCAACTCAAGAAGTTTCAACTTATCTTCAAGTTTAATAATGAGTTCAACGTCTTTGATGTTATACTCAATAAATTTCTGAAAGTTTAACCGATATAACGAGTGTAGATTATCATATTCATCATAAGAGATTTTACCTTCACCCAATTCAACCTGAGCAATGGCATCTAAACGATAAGATTCTTGTGACTTTCCACCAGGAGCATACCACTTATATAATTCAATATAATCAAGTGATTCGACACCCATCAGATTGTAAGCAATTAACTGTCTGCCATTGATTGTCGTTTTACGTTCACCAATATAATTCCACGGAGAAAGTTTCTTGGTTTCATCTTCACCAAGAATTTTACGGAAACGATTAATCAAATAGGGTTCATCAAAGAACTTGGTATTCCAACCAGTCAGAATATCGGGACACTTATTTGTCCAAAGTGCCATGAATTGTTTACAAAGAGAATATTCATCTTTACATTTCACATAATTCTCATCACCTTGTTTCACATAATCCCCACAGGCAAACACATAAGTTGGTCCATTGACATACTTAATACAAATTGCTGTGATTGGTTCATTTGCTTTATAAGGATCAGGGAATCCGTTTTCAGAACCAACCTCAATATCGACTACGGCAATAGAAACTTTATCTTGGTCGTAGTCAACCATACCGGTGTGTTGATCAGCAATATAAGCATATTCAAATCGAGTTTGACCATAAATCTTTACACCACCAGAAACACCATCAAATTGTTTGATGTAATCTCTTGCTTCACGGATGGTACCAAAGATTTTTTGGTCAAGATAATCACCTTCAAGTGAGGTGAAGTTTGTGATTTTTTTAGACGGCAAAAACAAAGATGGAGAATACTCAATCCTTGCTTTTATTCGTTTGCCATCCTTAATGCCTCGATAGAGAATGTTACTACCAAAACATTGTACATTGGTGTAGAAGGAACTCAATTTAACCTGTGATTAGTTGTTTAGTTGGAGGAAGAACAATACCAGCACCAAAGATTGAATTATAATTATCAATAAAATCTTGTGCCGGAACATAGGAGTATACTATATTTTTCTTGCTCAAGGCAATAGAAACATTATCTTTTTTTTGTTCAGCGTGAAGTGGAAAAGGTGCAAATCCTACACTAGGTTCGCCTTTATTGCCACGAACAATGGCAATCCCTACTGGATTGGAAAGTACCATTTCGGTCTCAGATTCCGATTCGATTTCACCAAGAACCTCTTCTCCTGTGATTAACTTTAATATCTTGATTTCCATAACTTCTCCTGTATAAATAAGTATGTATTGAAGTTTATATTGATGCTTTAGTGATTATATAACAATAACTAACGATTGTCAATATAAAAATGGATTTTTTCAAAATTGTTGCCGAATTAGGTTTCCCAATGGCGGCCGCATTTGCCGCTGGATATTTTGTATTCCTAACTCTTAAATTCATTCTTGCTGGAGTCACCGGCTCAGTCAAAAGTTTAAGTGGTATTATTACCGCCTTGGACAATCGTGTTAAAACAATGAACCATGATGTTATCAGAATTGATACTCTAATGTCAAGCGCTATGGGTGTTAAACCTGATATTGACCGAATTGCTCGTGCTGATGGTAAAAACGATGCTCGGAGAGATTAATGGATTTAGTAGAATTAGTTAACAAATATGGTTTCCCAATTGTTGCTGCTGGTGGCATGGGTTACTTTATATATTATGTATGGACCTGGGTAACAAAAGAAATTAAACCAGTTCTTAGTGAAGCTAGTGGTGTTTTGATTGCTTTGATAGACCGTGTTCGAATGTTAGATAATGATTTAATTAGATTGAATCAGAAAATTAACATTGTATTAATGATGCGAGAAATCAAGGATGAAAAAACTAATAAGTCTGATACTGATATTAAGTAGTTCAGTATATGCAGAACAAACATTTCAATTTAAATCCCCAGCATTTACTGGTATTGGGTATTCTTCTCACGTTCAAACAATAGAGAATACTGAAACAATTCGTAAATCTACAATTGAAGCTGCAAGATTACAATCAATAAAAGATGCAGCTGCCGAAGCCAAAAACAATAATTTATCTAAATTTTTAAATAACTTTGAAAGTCGTGTTTATGCACAACTTTCTACTCAACTTGTAAATAATCTTTTTGGTGAAAATCCACAAAATAGTGGCACAGTTACTATTGAAGGTAATGTAATTCAATATACCAAAACAGCAGATCAGATTTCATTAAATGTTACGGCTGCTGATGGTACATTAACACAAGTTCAAATACCAATAGGACAATTAAAATTTTAATGAAAAGGATTCTATTAGTTTTAATTTGTTTTGGTTTATTTGGTTGTGCTGCAACAGGACCAATTACGCCTTTAAAATTTAATACTAATGATGCTGACGAATTACCTCCAGCAAAAGTTGTAAGAGAAATACCGCCACCAAAAGATGGCAAGCCAATTGTAGCAGTATATTCTTTTAGAGACCAAACTGGTCAAAGAAAACAACAAGTGGGTGTAGCAAGTTTTTCTACCGCTGTTACACAAGGTGGTGAAGGCATATTAATTAAAGCATTACAAGATGCTGGCGATGGACAATGGTTTAGAGTAGTAGAAAGAGTGGGTTTAGATAATCTACTTAAAGAAAGGCAGTTGGTTAGGTCAGCGAGAGATGAAGCAAAAGATCCTACTGCTTTAAGACCTATCATTTATGCTGGTATGATATTGGAAGGTGCAATTATTTCTTATGATACCAATATTAGAACCGGAGGTTTTGGATGGAGATGGTTGGGTATTGGACCATCTTCAAATTACAATGAAGATATAGTAACAATTTCTTTGAGAGTAGTTAGTACACAAACAGGCGAAGTATTATTAACTACTAATATTAGAAAAACATTATTGAGTTACCAAGTGAGTGTTTCTACCTTTAAATTTTTTGACCAAGGTACTAAATCATTTGAAAATGAAATTGGCGTATCCTCAACA